AAATAACTCCGGTCAACCTGCCACATCGCTGGACGTAACCGTATCGGAATTTGGTTTCATCGAGCCGCGAGAACAAAACCAGGCAGCGCCGGCGCAGCAACAGCCACAACAGGGATACGCGCCGCAACCACAGCAACAACTACCGCCACAGCAAGGATTTCCGCCCCAACAGGCATACCCACAGCAGCCACCTGCTGGATATCCGCCCCAAGGTTACCCGCAGCAACCTATGCCTCAAGGTTATCCAACGCAACCAGGCTATCCACAGCAACAGCCATATCCGCAGCAACAGACGATGCCCGGCATGCCACCCGCTGGCACTGGCCGCAGCCCGTTTTAGGAGGGCCGCATGAGCGTAATGAAAGATATTTTTCTGCAAGAACTTAAATTAGTGTACCGGCCAGGAATCAACGCACTGGCCGACTACTTGGAAACGACCGACTTTTTCACGGCACCCGCCAGCACTAATCATCACGGAGCCCATGCCGGCGGGTTATGCGAACACAGCCTGATGGTGCTCAAACATCTGCGAATCATCAACTCCGGTCACGGCGTGCTGCTGGATCCGGATAGCGTAGTTCTCGCGGCCTTACTGCATGACGTGTGCAAAGTCAATTACTACAAAGAAACGACCCGCAATGTCAAGAATGAGCAAACGGGCAAGTGGGAGCAGATACCTTATTACACGATCAGCGATGCCTTTCCCTTAGGTAATGGCGAGAAGTCAGCCTTCGTTGTCGGCAGATACATAGAACTGCAAGAGGATGAACTACTGGCCATCCGCTGGCACATGGGCGGATTCGACGAATCGGCCCGGGGCGGATATGCCGCAACACAATGCATGAGTGTAGCCATGAAAAAGCATCCGTTGGCGGTTGCCCTGCACTTGGCTGATATGGCCGCAAGCTATTTCGAAGGCAAGTAATCGAATAGCCCGTCTGGAATCACCTGGACGGGCTATCTCTGTCAAGAGGTGGTTTTCAAGGTGTTTCAACTTAGGACCTATCAGGAACTATTAATCGAGGGAGCGCGCCAGGAATTCGAAAACGGTAGGCGCAGCACCTGCATAGTCGCTCCGTGTGGCGCGGGTAAGACAGTGGTTATGGCCTGGATGTCATCCCAGGCGCGGCTCCGGGGAAACCGGGTGCTGTTTGCGGTCCATCGCCAGGAGCTTATTGATCAATCATCGGAAACCTTCGTTGCGCTGGGAGTATCCCACGGGATCATCGCCGCCGGGTACCCGTCAAATCTGACGGAGCAGATACAGATCGGTAGCATTCAGACCATCATCCGGCGACACGAGAAGATGCAGCCCCCGGACCTAATTATTTTGGACGAATCGCATCATGCGGCTGCTAGTACCTGGAAGAAGCTGCTGGCCTTTTACCCGGAAGCCTGCGTCATCGGCTTGACTGCCACGCCGGCGCGCTTGGGTGGCCAAGGACTGGGAGATGTATTCGAATCCCTGATCATGGGGCCCAGTGTCAAAGAACTTATCGACTGGGGCAATCTATCACCCTACAGATACTATGCCCCGCCAGTGGCGGCCGACTTCTCGGATCTGCGCGTTCGGTACGGAGACTATGTGCAGTCGGAAGTGGCGTTGAAGATGGACAAGTCGGAGATTATAGGGGACTTGGTAGCGCAGTATCAGAAACTGGCTCCCAACTCACAGGCGGTGTGTTATTGCGTTAGTCGGGCCCACAGCGAGCACACAGCGGAGATGTTCCGCCGGTCAGGAATTCGCGCATTGCACATCGACGGCGAGACGCCAAGGGGCACCCGGGCTGCCGCGATTGATGAGTTCCGCAACGGAGCCATCCGGGTGCTGTGTAATGTTGATTTGGTTTCTGAGGGCTTTGATTTGCCAGCCATGGATGCTGTCATCCTGGCCAGACCAACCCAGTCCTTAACCCTGTATATCCAGCAAGCCATGCGGGCTATGCGGCCGGACAAAAATAACCCCGACAAGGTTGCCACGATCATCGACCATGTTGGTAACGTTTACCGTCACGGGTTGCCGGACGAAGAACGCGAATGGTCCCTGGAAGGCAAGAAAAAACGGTCTGTAGCTCGCACGGAATTTCCGATCAAGTGCTGCCCGAAGTGTTTTAATACCCACCGCCCGGCGCCGATCTGCCCCCTGTGCGGCCACACCTACGCGATTGCCGAACGAGAAGGACCTGACGAAAAGGCTGGGGAGTTGGCCCAGGTGCTGGAACTGGAGAAACTGCGCAAGCGGCAAGAGGTCGGTCGGGCCCGGGATGTCATGACCCTGGAGGAGATCGCCATGCGGCGGGGATATTCGCCGCGGTGGGTTCAGAAGCAATGCGAACTGAAAAATATAGTATTTGGAGGTAACAGCCATGTTGGACAAGGCCATCGCTAAAATTAAAGCCGAAATGGATGGAAATAATGCCATCCCCTATGTCAAGGCAGTCGGGCAGTTCGTGCTGCAATATCTGACCATGCATCCGGAAACTGCGGAAAAAATCAACGCCGAAGGCAAGACTGTCGCCGGAAGCATGAAGGAAATGGAAACGGTTGCCCGAGCAAAGAAAAGCGGCAGTATGGCCGTATTGACCCCGGACGAAGGGTTCGGAATCGTGATGAAATACTACGGCATCGAGGATAAGGGAACGCCAATAGTAAAAGCCGGTCCTGTAGTCACTGCGCCATTCTCGCCGCCAGCGGCCCCGCCGGCTGCTCCAGCAAAGTCGTTCAGCGTTAGTCTGGACGATCTGCTGTAGGGGGTGGGGAGGATGCTGGATGACGATTTGCGGCACTTTCCCAGCGATATCAGCCAGGAAATTGAGGAGTATGCCACTGAGAACATATTCAATCTAAGGCGGTATGTTTTTACGCATCGTCACGGCAGGAAGCAATACGGCTACTGCACGCACTGCCAGACCGATCATCAACTGCCTGGCGTTAGGCATAACGAAAACACCATCTGCCCGGGGTGCAAGAGCCTGGTAACCGCCAAGGGTGATGGGATGGGGCGGAAGTCCCTGATAGATGAAGCGTATTTCGTATACTACGAAAAATCGCAGGCAGATCCAAGTAGTATCATCGCCAGAGGATTTTACGCTGTTAGGGATTATTCGCGCGGTTATCACAACGTACAGACCAATATCATCGTGAATGCGATGTACTTATTTCAGCCCGGTAGCAGTGCGATGTGGCTTAGGTCAGTATGGTACAGCCACCATAGCCATGAATACTTCTTGGGATCTTTCTATCAGCGGAAGTCAGTATTCTCCATTTTTAGCCAAACACCGAGTTCAGTATTCGCCCACGCGGTATCGCTAGAAAGCATCACCGCAGCCGTGTACGGCACGCCATTCCAATACAGTTGCTGGAATGAATATTCCCGTTTTGGTAGAGACATGGTTGAATTGTTCAGCCTATATTCCGCCTACCCCAGTATTGAGTATCTGACAAAGATGGGCTTTAAAAACCTAGTGGAGTCGAAGCTACAGAAAGAAAATACCTTCCATGCCATCAATTGGCGAGGGAAGACACCCATGGCGGTGCTGCGGCTCAACAAACAGAAATTGCGTTCTGTTCATGAATCAGGGAAAACACTTGAACCGATCGAGCTTCGCCTGATGCAAATAGCCAAGCGGCGCAAAGAGAATGTCCCAATCGAGATGATAACAAAAATCAGCAGTGTGGCCTACTCGAACTGGGATGATTTCAACGCTATGCTACAGCGGATCCCACTGCGGCGACTTTGTCAGTATGTGATTAAGCAGTATGACAAGCAGCCAAAGCAGAAGAGGGCGCTGTTTTCGACTCACTACCAGGTATTCACTCACTGGCGGGATTATATCGCCGATTGCATTGCCTTGGAGATGGACTTAGGCGATGAGTCTGTTTTGTATCCTGGTAATCTGCATCGGGCGCACCAGGGAACGATCGCCAAGCGAAAGGCCATAGCCGATGAAAAAACAGCACGAAAGATTGCCGCTCGGGTGCAATCTCTACAGAAATATCGGTTCGCATGCGGCGGCCTGATGATTATCCCAGCAACCAGCGCTGCGGAACTGATCGCCGAAGGCAAGGCCCTTAGCCATTGCGTGGGTACCTACGCACAGAAGCACGCTGATGGAATTACGACGATTTTATTTGTGCGGCGAGAGGCGGATCCAGATAAACCGTTCTACACAATGGAGATCAGCGAGAAAGACCGTTGGGTCATACAGTGCCGCGGTCTCAAAAACGTTAGCCAAACCCCGGAAGTCGAGGCGTTTGTCGATGAATTCGTCAAACAGAAGCTGGCCAAGAAATCTAAAATAGCATAGGGGGAATTGAGATGAATGAACTGAGTACCCGGACCGCCGACGTGATCGCGGCCGAGATAAACGGAATCAAGGAACAGACCAAGACGATTTTGCTTTGCAGCAGCATTGAAATCGGTCGGCGGCTGACGGAAGCCAAGGGAATGATTGAATACGGCAAGTGGGGGGAGTGGCTGGAAAAATCGGTGGACTACTCCCAGCGCACTGCCAGCAATCTGATCCGGATATTCGAAGAGTATGGTTCCAACCAGACCGTTCTGTTTGGGAATAATGCAGATCGGCAAGCGTTTGCCAAACTGACTTATACCCAAGCCGTCGCCCTCCTGGGCATGCCGGCCGAAGAAAGGGAAGAGTTCGTGCAGGAAAATGATGTGGAGAGCATGAGCACCCGGGAATTGCAGAAGGCAATCAAGGAATTGAGTAGCCTGCAAAAAACGCATGACCAAACGGTTATACTGGTTAATTCACTGGCGGCCGAACGTGATCAGTTGCTAGCCGAAAAATCCAACCTAGAAATCGACGTCAGCACTGGTGAACGCGTGATGAAAGAAAATCAGTCCACCATCAAGCGGTTGCAGGACGATCTGGAAAAGACGCGCAAGCAGGCGAAGGATGAAGTGTCACGGCTGGCCAGTTTGTTGGCCGAAGCGAAACAGGCGGACGAATCATTGGAGAAAATCGAGCAGTTGGAAATTGAACTGAACCAGGCGCGCAACCAACTGCGCGAGGCAACGGAACGGGCGAATGCACCGGTCACCCTGGAGCCGGCCGTGGTTGAAAAGGTACCAGAGGAGATCGAGCGGGAGTTGCAGGAGCTTAGGGCCAAGGCCCAGGGCGGCGGATCCACGGCATTAGTGAAGTATAAAGTCCATTTCGATGCGGTTGTTACTGGGTTCAATAACCTGATCGGCACATTGGACGAGTTTGCCGATCAGCACGAGCGGGACAAGTACAGAGGGGCTGCGGCCAAACTGCTCGGCAAGATGCAGGCGCAGCTGGGGGGGCAGGAATGATTAATCGAGTTACTAGGATTACCGTACTTTACTGCCCGGTCGAAGACGGTGAGGTCGATTACGACCAAGAGTGCGATGGGTGCGAATATCAGCGAGGTCTAAATAGCGACGGAGAAGTGCTGTGCGATTACAAGGAGGATGACAAATGAAAACCTGTGAAACGTGCTCTCAGGCAACTGGATGCACTACCAGTGTAGTCCATTCCGAAATATGCCGGAATAATGGATTTCAGTATTGGACGCCTTCGAAGTTTTATCTGCGGTTAGAGGCAGCCGAGGCGATAGTGGGAATAACCCGCCTGAGCTGCTATGAATGCAAATACAAAAAAGAATGCGAAGAAATGTATGGCGGCGCAAGGTGCACGGACCTAATGCAAAAATACCAAGCCGCATACGATGCAGTACTGGCCGGTGTTAGTCAATCAATGGAGATTGCGGATGCAATTAAAATCCTTGAAGGGTTTACCTGTGAAAATTCACCGTTCAAGCTAATCCGATATGATGACATTGAAAAGGTTATAGGCCTACTCCGCAATATTTCCGAGAAGGGTGCGTGAGGCGTGATGTTTGGAAAATACGTCATCTGGTTCTTTCATACCCGCACTAAATACACAAGCATTGTAGAAAGAAACACCTTTGAAGGAGCTAGGCTTAGACTAAGAGCTTGTTCTGATGAATGTGGTATCGGCGCAATCCAAGACGCGCAGGGCAGGATTTTAGAAGTGAGGTGTGGTTAGAATGTTCGGCATGGGGAACATTACGACATTACAACTGATTGCTCTGTATTTGATAATTTCCATTCCTGCAATTATCGGATGGGAGTTGGGCAAATGGCTATTCAATCATGTGGCAATAATATGGTGAGGTGTGGGTGATGAAGGTGCACGAATTGTTTATGAAATTGGCGTCAATGTTTGGCGGTGACAATGATCTTGGGCTTTATGATGTCAACGCCAACATGATACAGGTTAATTCGCTAAAGAGTAAAAACAGACACGCATTTATCAAGGTCGCTATCACGAGCGAAGATGCCCAAAAGCTATTAAGCAATAAAGGACAGGCGTTTCTATTGGTCGCTGATATTGGATTGGTTGAGAGGATATTGAAGGAGGAAAAGGCCGATGCGTGAATCTGACATCCAAAACAGTATCCGCGAATCCATCTCCCGTCTCCGAATCGGTGTATCGTTCAGAACCAACGTCGGCCAAGCCTGGACCGGAGACGAATTCCAAAAACAGTCGGATGGAAACCTGTTAATCATCAATCCCCGCCCGTTTAAAACAGGACTGCCGGAAGGTTTCTCGGACCTGCTCATCGTTCAGTCAATCGAGATTACCCCGACCATGATTGGCCAAACGATGGCCCGAGCGGGGTTCCTGGAGATCAAAACACCCAAGGGTAAGCCAACGGACGCGCAGCTCAATTTCATCGCCCAAATGCAAGCACTGGGGGCGGCGGCGGGGGTGGCTAGATCGCCTGATGACGCACTAACGATATTAGCACGGAGATGATGTCATGTTAGATTCGGCAGACTTCCTGTCAACGATATATGAATACGCCGACAGGGGTTATTCGCAAATCTTCACCCTGCCGAACGCGCAGGCCCAGGCGTTCCCTGTCGCCGACACATCGCCGATACCGCAGCTCATCGCGACCGTTCCTGCTGGCCAGGACATTTACTTCTCGCCTGGGATTTGCGCTACTCCCAAGAACAGCAAGCTCAGCATCGATGACATTATCGGCATTCCCGGGCTATGGGTGGATATCGATATCTGCAATCCGGCGGCGCATAAAACCAGCAATCTCCCCCCAAATGTGGCGGAGGCCATGGAACTACTGCCGGATCCGATACCGCCATCCGTCATCGTGCATTCTGGCTATGGGATACACGCCTGGTGGATATTCAAGGAGACTTGGTACTTCGATACCCCCGATGAGAAAACCCGCGCCCAGGACATTCTGGTGCGGCTGCAGGGGCTGATACGGAGTCGGGCCAGCGCCAAGGGCTGGCACCTGGATTCCACGGGTGACCTGCCACGGGTTATGCGGTTGCCGGGGACAATGAACTTCAAGGTTTCCGAAACACCAATCCCGGCCCAGGTCATTGAAACATCAGAAATCAGGTATGACATCGATGGAATAGAGGATATTTTACCTATAGCGGATGTAGTGCCGGCCGGCGGAACCCGGGAACGAAAAACATCCTTCGAGCGGCGGCAGACAGACGGCCCGTCAGCCTACATGCTGCAAAATTGCCTGTTCCTGCAGCACGCGCAGTTGAACGCCAAGACCTTGTCCTATGGGGAGTGGGTGGCGGCACTGACCAATATAGTGCGAGCTGCGGACGGGGTGGAGGCGGCGCACACTGTATCTGGACTGGACCAAGCTCGCTACAACCAGCAAGCGACGGATAAGAAAATCGACGAGTGTCTGTCCAATATGAACCCGCAAAACTGCGAGTACATACGCAATTCCATAGGATTCATCGGTTGCCCGTCCGGCGGCTGCGGCGTGCAGGCCCCATGTGGGTGGTCTCTGGGTAAAGTACCGCAGGCAAAGGCGTTGATCCGGTCTATCGTGGTGCCGACGGCTGACGTAGTGTATCAACCAGAGGTCCTCACGGCGGCCGCCATCGTCGAAAAGGAAGCCCCCGTCGATTATGACCTGTTTTGGCAGCGTCTGGGCGGTCAGGTCAACAAAAACACCTTCCGCAAGGAATTGGCCAAGATCCGTCGGGAACAATCCGGGCTGACGGTCATCGATGGAGGACTGGAACCGGATGCGCCGGCGGTGCATGATCCGGAAGCGGCTAAGTGGCTGGGCAGCAAGGTGGCGGACATTCCGCTCAATCTTCAACTTCCGGGCGCCGATTCCAACTATGCGCAGTGGAAATTCTCGAAGGCTGGCATTGGCCTATTGCGGATCACCGACAAAGGGGAAACCTACAGCCAGGCAGCTTACGCACCGGTCATCATCACCGAGCGGATCTACAACGTAGACAGCGGGGCCGAGAAAGCCCGTGTGGCCTTCAAGACCAACCGCGGTAACTGGCGCAGTGTGATTCTGCCAAAGTCCACTATCTTCGACGCGAAGAAAATCATGTGCCTGGCGGACTCGGGGCTCACGCTGAATTCGGACATGGCCAAGAACCTGTCCAAGTGGCTGTCATCCCTCGAGGCGGCCAATGCCCAAATCATCCCGCTCAGGGATGGTGTTTCCAAGATGGGCTGGCGTAGCAACGATTCTGAATTCATCCTGCCGGGGCTGGACAACAAATACACCATCGATGTCGGGGACGGGGCAGCGGAATCGGCCATATCCGGTTTGGGTGCCGAAGGGGATTTCGACGCCTGGGTCGAGGCTATGCGCAATCTAAGGACCAGGCCAAAAGCTCGGTTTATCATGGCCGCATCCTTCGCCGCGCCACTGCTTAAACTGGTTGGTCAGCGTACATTCCTGCTGCACAATTGGGGAACAACCGCCGACGGTAAATCAGCCACCCTATTCGCGGCCCTGTCGGTTTGGGGCAAGCCCGAGGAAGTGGCCAAGACCTTCGACGATACCCGGACAAACATCGAGAAGGCCGCCGAATTATTCACGGACTTACCCCTCGGAATTAACGAGTATGAGCTGCTAAGCGATCGCAAGAAAGGCGAAGTGGATCCACTTATCTACATGATCGCCGAGGGCAAGGGACGCGGCCGGGGACGCAAGGACGGTGGGTTACAGAAAACCGCCCAGTGGCGCACCATCGCGATCATGACGGGGGAATCACCCGTCACGCGATCCAACAGCCGCGGCGGGGTGCTGACCAGGCTTATCGAACTGCACGGCGGTCCCCTAGCAGATGACAAGGCCTTCGCCAGCAGTCTATATTGGCTTACCGCACGGAACTACGGGCATGCTGGCCAAATGTTCGTGCGGCAGCTGATGGGGGCCAATCACGCCGAGTTGAAAACCAGCTATGACAACACCCGCTACGCCCTGCGCCAGAAATATCCCAGCAAGCTGGAGTCACACATGGACGCCATCGCCTGTATTGCCCTGGCGGATTGGCTGGCCGGGATGTGGATCTTCGGCGAGGATAATGCCACTGCCGGCGCCGCGTCCATCGCCATGGCGGACACCATCATCGGCGAACTGATATCCGCGGCTGATGCCGACGATTCGGAGCGGGCATGGATCTGGCTGCAGGACTGGGTTGCCGCCAATGACGGGCGCTTCACCAAGGGCTACAGCAACACCAAATCAGCCGTCTCCATTCTGGGCTATGTTGACTCCGGTCACATCAACATCATCAAGACGGAGTTGACCAACGCTATGAAGGTCGAGGGGTATTCGCCGGAAAAGGTCTTCCGGGCGTGGGCGGAGCGAGGGCGGATTAACTGCAGCGAGTATAGCGGCAAGCGGCACTTTGGAGCTCGAGGCAAGGTCATTAACGGAATGAAGCCATGGGTAATCAGCATCAAAGCCGACGAAAGCCTGTATTGAGTTGGTCAAGTTGGTCTTGGTTGGTCTTCAGTTGGTCCGGGGAAAAGCCCCGTAAATACTGGATATATAGATATAGACCAACTAGACCAACTAATTATTATATATGCAATAGTGATACCACCACCCTGGATAATCCCGACTACTTAAGGTGGTAATTAAAAGGTGGTGTAAATATATATGTGTGTAATTTTGCGTTTTTGGTTGGTCGGTTGGTCTTACACCCTTTGAAGCCCCGTAAATACTGGATTCTTGAAGACCAACCAGCGGACCAACCGGACCAACTGGACCAACATTTTCAAAGGAGGACACCTTCATGGACCTTCACGAGCATATTAAACCGACGCAACCAGCCCCCGTGGATCCGAATCAGTTACTGGCATCGCTCGGCGGCACCGTATATCACGACCGGTACCCGTACAACACGCCCGACAGTCTGACCTGGTTGGAACTGTTCATCCTGGCGGATCAACGGGACCGCCGGCTGTATGAAATACTGGACTGGTTTCGGGCGGTGGGGACGGCGCTGCTTCCGGATGAGGAATTCGGGTACCGCATTCAACCGATCATCGGGCCCGGGGGATGGAATTCAATGGAGCAATACATGCAGGAGCGTCATGCGTACCTGATGCCGTATGGGCAGCTACTAGGCGAACTGCTAGGCGAACTGAAAATCAAGATGGATAAGTTGAGAAAGGCAGGGTGATAAAAAATGAGTCAACCGAGAATAACCCCGCTGGAAGCGATTGAGCTAAAATACAAGCCCGACAGATTGGCAAGCGATTGCCAAAGTTGCACGCCGGACATGTTGACCGATGACACGAACACCTTAGTTGGGGTGATGATCAATGCTTAAGGATATGCTGGTTTACGCCATTCGTGATTTCGTGGTACCAATATACGGTATGATTTTCGCAGCAGCCTTAATACACCATGTGTGCATCATTACGGTAGGGTTTGGCTGCAAGGCTGTACGAATGATCGGGGGTGCGCTGTAATGGGAGCAACCTACGTCAAGCCTAACCGCACTCAGCGGAGTGACCGGCGATCAGAACAGCACTGGCATCGGATGCAGAATCGAAACCGGGAAGGAGGTCGCGTATGGATAAAGCAGAAATCATAAAGCTGGCGGCAGAGGCGGCTCTTAAACATTTCGAAAAGCTTCAGCAGCAAGACATTAAATCACGCCATGACAAACGGCTTAGGAACACCAAACTACTCCTGAAGAACTATCAAATGTTAAAAGACCATTGTCAATTATCCGTATCCAATCTTCAGCAGTTGTCCAATACCGAAAACGCTATTGATGTGTTAGACTCTATCGAACTGCTAGATAGCAGTACATATGTCAATGCTATCAAACGGTCGACCACAAGAACCTTCATCATCTTGAAACACATTGAGGATATGCTGGTTTTATACCAGATTTATTGCAATCGATCAGGAAAGGATGAGGACCAACGCCGGTATCGAGTAATGCATAAACACTATGTGGAACAACGGAAGATAGAGGACATCGCAGCAGGCGAGAATATCGATAGGAGGACATGCTACCGTGACATTGATGATGCTTGCGAGAAACTAAGTGCCCTAATCTTCGGCATTGACGGCTTGACTCAAATGTCACAAACGTGTCATTTACGCGACAATCCAACCCGTAATATAATATAAGCTGTAAGTAGTATGAGTTAAGCCGTTAGCCTAAAAAGGCCGACGGCTTTTCTATTTCGGGAGGTGGCGTCATTGGCCGGAGTACTATGTAATCGTCATACCTGCACGAATTTCGAGGAAGAGGGCTGTAAGGCAAAGCAGATCGGCATTGTTGATGGCCAGTGCATCACCTTCAGGCGTAGGCCACGGCAGCCTGATTATGGGCAGATGATGCGAACACCATTTAAACCACTGTGCAGTAAGTCCGGAGGCAAATACAAATCAGATCATGGTGGGGTGTTGAAGTGATTGAGAATATATTACTCATTGTCTACCTTTGCTTTGGCGTCGTGTGCGTGATCGTTGGCGCTGCCTGTATCGGTATTGCAGTGGCCTGCCGGAGGTGACGGGTCCTTCTGGGGGCGGTGGCGTCACAGGGGTCGCGCATGCCGCGGTAAAAGCCTCCCTGAAAAATGAAAAATACAGGTAATAGGTAAGTGGGTGATTAGGTGTCAACCATAGCGAAAACTGTTAAACTGACCGACGATGGCCGGCTCCTGATCAGCACGGCTGCCTTATCCAAGGCCATGAATACATCGGTCAAGACCCTGGCAGAATGGGCCAAAGCTGGAATGCCAAAGGAATCAACGGGATGGTGGGACTTGGCGGCAGTGCTAGCCTGGCGCGGCCAATCAGTTGGCGCCGGCAAGGCAGAGGAAATGTCAGACGAGGCCCGCAAGCTGAGAGCCGATGCCGACTTTCGTGAGGTTAGAGCTGCCAGAGAAAAGCGGATGATGGAAATTATAGACGGGCAGTACATTGAGAAAACAGAATTGGAATCAGAATGGGCTAGGCGCATCATCGAGATGAAGTCGGCCCTTTTATTATTGGCGAAAAAAGTATCAACAGAATTTACGGACGCGACGATCAGGCGGACGGTCGAGAAGGTGATTACCAGTGAAGTCTACAGCATGCTTGAACAATACAGCCGCGAAGGGGCCTATACCCCGGTCGCTAACAAAAAGCGATCCGGTAAGTTGGCTAATTAAAGAACGGCTGGCTTGGAAGCCGCCGGAGCGGTTAACCGTTTCCGAGTGGGCAGATAAATATCGGGTGCTGGATGCCAAGTCTTCGGCAGAGCCGGGGCGATGGAAAACAGACCGCACGCCATACCTGCGCGACGTGATGGACACCTTCTGCGATCCGGAGATTGAGGAAATCATCATGTGCTGCGGTAGCCAGTTAGGGAAAACGGAGTCAGAGCAGAACATGATTGGTTATATAATCGACCAGAACCCGGCGCCGACATTGGTCGTGTATCCTAGCGAGGAGCTGGCGGAGTTCTCCAGCGAGAACAGAATACAGCCAATGATTGAACGCTGCCCGACATTGCGGGAGCGATACGATGAGCGCTCTAGCGACCGAATGGAATTGCAATTTGCCGGGATGTACGTTGCTTTCGGCAGCGCGAACTCACCGTCAAAGCTGGCGAGCCGCCCGGTCAAATACGTCTTTTTCGATGAGATTGATAAATATCCCAAGTTCAGCGGCAAGGAGGCCAGCCCGATCAGCCTAGGTGAAGAACGGACGAAAACTTTCTATGACAGGAAGATCGTCAAAGTGTCGACGCCAACCGTCGAGTCCGGGAACATCTGGCAGGCCTACCTGGCTGCTGACGTGAAAAAGAAGTTCCATGTCCCGTGCCCCCATTGCGGTCATTATCAAGTGCTGGTGATGAAGCATATCAAGTGGCCGGAAGAACTGAACAACGATCCGCAGAAGGTGCGTGATGCCGCGTATTACGAATGCGAGAACTGCCACGAACATATCCATGACCGGCACAAGGCGGACATGCTACGCCGCGGCGAGTGGAGGGTCGAAGATGAGAGCTCCGCCAGGGCGCGGTCCATCGGTTATCAATTATCGTCGATTTACTCCCCCTGGCTGACGTTCGGCGATGTGGCTGCCCAGTTTCTCAAATCGAAAGACTTCCCGGAGCTGCTGATGAACTTCGTCAATAGCTGGTTAGGTGAGCCGTGGGTGGAGAAAACTAATAAGACCAACGCGGATATGGTACTGGAGAAGCAGTACACCAATGAGCGCGGCATGGTGCCGGAGGATGCGCTGATTCTGACGGCCAGCGCTGACGTACAGAAGGGGCACTTCTGGTATGAGGTTCGCGCCTGGGGCGAGAAGATAACCGGATGGCTAGTGGAATATGGCCGCGTTGAAACCTGGGACGAACTGCAGGAAGTGCTGATTGATAGATCTTACCCGTGCAAGGAAACTGGTGAGGTCTTTTTTGTTTCCCTCGCTTGCATCGATGCCGGCTACAACACGGACGAAGTTTACGAATTCTGTTCGATCTATCCGGAAATCTGCCGACCGGTCAAAGGGTCCAGCAAACCACTGCGGGCCCCGTACACCGTGAGCAATGTCGACAAAGATGGTTTCGGCGGCTTGAAGCTATGGATCGTCGATACCACATATTTCAAAAACTTCATTCATGGCCGGGTGCGTAAACAACCGACCGAGCCAGGAGCATGGACACTGTTTAAAGATTGCCCGCGCGAGTATGCGGAGCAAATCTGCGCAGAGCAGAAAGTTCTGGTGCGGAACCGCAGTACCGGCCAGGTGTCCGAGGAGTGGCAGAAGGTCAGTAGTCACGCACAGAACCACTTGCTGGACTGTGCGGTGTATACGGCAGCTGCTGCCGATATGATGGGCATCCGGTATCTGACCAAGCCAGAGCCAGT